TAATTAATTCATCTGGTTTTCCAGATTGATTTTCTATCATTCTAACTTCAAACCTACCGTCTGGTCTTTTAGTTGTGTGTAACGCTAAGTCGTAATTAGGGTCATACCAATCAAAAGTTCTTTCACCATTTGGTTTAACAGGGTTAGGATTATTAGGACCAGGAACTAAATTACTGTTGTTTCCTGTTGGTGGTTCAAAACCTCCATCATCTCTAATTAATTTAGTATCACTTTCGTCCATAGTGTTTTTGAATGTTTTTGTAAAATCATTACTTTTAATTCTTGGTCTTCTTATTCCAAACAAACCACCAAGAAATGCACCAGTCATCACACCGTGCATAACATTATCAATATCTAAATCTGGTCTTTGTGAAGCAAGATAAGTTTCTATTGCACCAATTGATACTGCACCTGCACCTGCTTTTCTTAAAATTCTATATGCTCTTGCACTTTTTTGTAAAGCAACAATTGGCGCTAACAACCCATCTGTAGCAACAATTGCTGTCCACGCAGCGGGGTCAGTAAACGCAGCCAACAATCTTAACATAGTTCCTTTACCAACACCTTGAGAATTAATTTTATCTTCAAGTGTTAAATGTTTTAATAACTGTTCTCTTATTTGTTGAGCGTGTGCCAAACTATGTGCGTGTGCAAATTCTTCCATATAGTCTTGTGGTAAATCAACCATTAACTCATCTATTAATTCTGATGTTAAAACAAAATTAGGGTCAGGCGCTAAATCTTCTCTACTAAACTGTTTGTACAAATTAGTAGCAATCATTTCATCTTCGTATGCGCTTTTTGTTGCTTCACCTAAAGTGTATTTCTTTTTTAAATCTTGTTGTCTTTTGTAAGTTACATTTGCTATTTGGTCTAAGTCTTCCTTATCATAAGGAGTAGCATAATCTAAATTCCACAATTGTGGTGGTTCTATATTATTTATAAAATCTTTTGCTGAGTCAGTTTCAAACTTTTGACCCATTGCTTCAGTTTCTTTATCAATCTCTTTATAGCCTTCAATCAATTCTGGAATTTGAGCTGCTTGTTCTTCAGCTTGTGTACTGTATTCTCTTACACCTTCAACAAAATTTCCAACTGTATCAAGTGTATTATTAACAACTTCTTCTATTGGTGTTCCTTTTGTATTTAAAACTGTATTAGCTATATCTTTATATTCTGGGTCAGACTCTAAAACGTTAGTCATAGAATCTTGGGCTTCGGTACTTAAAATTCCTGTTGATGTTCCGTCACTAATGCTTTTTTTTAGCGCATCCGAATTCCATAACAATGCAGCTTCATCAAGTCGTCTGCTTGTATATCTATCACCAAATTTTAATAAGTTTTTATATGCGCCTACCCAATCACCACTTGTAGTTTGTTTCCAAAAATTAGGTGTTCTACTTTCTAAATCACCATATTGAAAAGCTACAGAAGCTAAAACTGTTGCTTGTTCAGTAGACAAATCATCAAATGATGTACCAGTAGAATTTTCCCATTTAGTTTTAAGTTTTGTGATTGCTTCACTTTTAGCAAACTCATTAATTATTCTACCTTGGTCTTCAGTAATTTTTAAATTAGGTGCAATTTCAGAAGCTTCTACACCTTGAAATCCTAAAAATGGTTTTAATAATTCTACTATATCATCAGGTAATCCTTTTAAATCTTCTAATACTCTAGCACCTAAATCATAACCACTAGCGATTGTTACACCAGATTTAGAATTTTTTGCGTCTGGAACATAGCCTTGCGTTTCAAAGCCTTCTTGTTTTAATATAAAATCAAAATCTATATTGCTCATTTATTAACCTTCTTTTGTGTATTTAACATTAATTTCTTTTGATTGTTTGCGTTCTCTATTATAATTTTCATTTTCTTATCGTTAATCATCATCTCTTCAACAGAACCATCCATAAAGTCTCCTGTAGAAACAATTACAAAATTTCCATCTGGTGTAAGAACTGGTAACTGAGAATTTTTATCTGTTAAAACTAACAATCCACTTTTAAAAGGACGTACTACTAAATCCTCTGCATAGTATTTTAAATCACCTTTTCTATCTGCAACTAAAGGTATATCACCTTCATTAAACCATCCTTCAAGTTTGCCTTCTTCTTTATATTTTTCCATCCAAACAGTTTCAAATTTCTTAGCAATTGCTCTACTCTTTTTAGTTAATTCAGTTGGGTTTGCGGCAGGAAAAGATGAGTTATTAATTAAAACACCATCAACTAAAGTATGTCTTGTTGATACTTCTTCAATAGCAAATTTAATTGCGTCTTCTTTTCTCATTCCTGCTTTCATCATAGTGACAGCAGTCATTGTTGCTCTTTGTGAAACTAAAGACATATCAACATCATCCCAATCAAATGTAGGATAATCTCTTGTTATAGCTTTAACCCAGTTTGGTAAATCTTCTTTGTTAACTCCGACAACTCCACCTATCCATGGAATACCTTCGTCAAACCATTTATCAAATTTTCCTTGAACTTCTTCATACACATCATCTTTGTTTACATTTGTATTTGCATATTTAGACGTAGGATTAGTTATAGCTTCATAAGCTTTCATAATCGCTCTCTCTTGTCCCATGTTAGTATTTCTCATAAGATTGTTTACAGTCTCATAAAATGTTGCTGCGTTAGTGCCTAAATATTTTGTAGGTACTGTGTTGCCGTAAACTGTTCTTAATTGTTGGTATCTTTCAAAACCTCTTTTAAATATATCAATTCCATCAGGGTCAATAGTATCTTCATTGCCTGCTACTTTAATTACATTAATAGAATCAAATCCCATTTGCATTTCATTTTTCCAAGTAGGATGTTGTATTCCATTAGCGCTTAACATTTTTTCTGTTAATTGAAACATTGTGAATGGCGCTAAGTCTTTAGGTATATCACCATTAGCAATCATGTTGTTAACGTGAGGTATTAATATTGTTTGTTCCCATGCTACTACAGAGTCATTTATATCATCATCAGATAAACCAATTTTAGTAGTACCACTTGAGTCTGTATAAGCAGTTTCATCTTTTAAATAAGCTTTACCTTTAGAAATTAAATCTATACCAATTGCTAGTTTACTTGATGTTGCTACTTTACCTTTAATAGCGTCAATAATTTTTGTAGCTTGTTCTTGTGTTTTAGGTGTTCTTAAATAAGAAGGTAAATCTTTTTTACTACCTCTGTTCATTGTAAGATAAGTAACAATGTCACTTAACATTTGAGGGTCAGTAATTAAACCAGTGTCTTGTAAATTAACTACTTGTTCAAAATAATCTAATACTTGTTTATTCCAATCATCTTTATTTATAAATTTTTCGTTAACAACTTTATCAGTTCTTAATTTTTCTAAATCTTCTACTCTAGTCGAACTATGAAATATCTTTTCTGTTGTATAATCTGGAGTTCCTGCGTCTACTTCTCTTTCTTCTACAAAACCTGCACCTTGTTCCCAAGCTTTAGCAATGATTTGAAAAGATGCTGCATTAGTTTGTCTGTTAAGTTGTAAACCTTTTGCTATAGATACTTTTTGTTCTAACTCTAATCTCATTTGGTTCATAGAGTCAGTGTATGCTCTAGTGTAAGACTTATCTTGTGTGCTTAAATCTCTTATAGGATTGCCAGTAGGATTATCATTTTCATCAACTGATTGAAATAAGCTATCTATATTTAGATTAGCCATAGCGTCACCTTTTTCATCACCACCAGTTATATTAGCAACTTTCATATTAATATTATTAAAATCTTCAATAGCGTGTGATAAACCAAAATTAGCATTTACAATTGCTTGAGTATAGTAACCTTTTAAGTTAGCAACTCTAGGGTCACCTTTATCAATTAACTTTTTGATTTCATCTGGGTCTGTAATACCTTGTGCTTTTAAATTATCGAAAACATCTTGTGCTTCGTTTTGTTGTTCTGTTTTATAATTGTCAGTAAACTTGGCAAAAGATTTATTAAAGTTTTTTAGCGAATTTGAAATTTGATTTAGTTCACTATCTTTAGCTTCTCTAGGTCTACCTGTTGAAGTTCTTTGATAATATACTGGTTTGTATTGTGATTCGTATGCCATTATGTTGTCGCCTTACTGTTAAAGAATTTTCTATTTGGGTTACTTCCATATTCTACAGCGCCACCAGCCATGTTAATTGCTAATGCCATGTTACTAGGTTCTACTGGTACTGGAAGATTGTTAATAGTATTTGCGTAAGAAGCATAAGCTTCGTTTTCTTGTCTGTTAAATGACATCATATCTTTAGTAAACGCCATGTTAACATCCATAAATTCTTTATCTGTATCTGTTCCTACGTCTTTGTATATTGCTGTAGCGTTACCAACATTAAGTGCCAATTGTTTTGACATCTCTGCAATCTTGTCTCTTTTAATTGCAAATTTCTCTGCTGCCTTTTCTTTTGCTGCGTTAATTTTATTATTATCTATTTGTCCGTAGTCATCAAACAAAGCTGCACTTGCGGCACTTTTAGCATGAAAGTTTGAAACAGAAGTTCTATAGGCTTGTTCTTTTTTAGCGTTATGGTCGGCTATCGAACTCATTACGTTTAACGCAAAGCCTGCTTCTGCTGTACACATATTATTTTAACTCCTTCATTACTAATATAAAATTTAATTTTTCATGTCCGTAGGGTAATTTTTTCTTTGGTTCAAATCCTAAAAACTGTAACCATTTTAAAGTTTCCCAATTCCGTTCATCTACAAAATTGTAAAGATACTTATAACCTTTACCCATTTCGTTTACCCAATGAGGACATTCTTTTAAGAATTGTCTTACATGGTTTCTTAATTGGTCGCTTGATAACATCCAAGCTACACCATAATCTTTTTCATATGCACATGGGGTTGACCCAAACATACCAATAACACCTTCTTCTTTTGTTCCTAAGATTGAGTAGTTTCTTGCGCCTTCATAAGTAAAGGGAAGAACTAATGCCTTTAATGGACTTAGATTGTCCGAAGCTTTAATCTCACGTCTATCTGCTAAACGCATTTTTGGTGCTAAGTCGATACAATCATTAATGACTGCTTCTCTTACGCATTTTTCCATATTACATCCTTCTATTTCTTCTATGATAAAATCCTTCAATTTCTGCTGATATAAAGTGACAAGGTAAGTGTGAACTTGAAATTAACTTACACACAAATCCTGTGTTTTTACTTTGTATTGGAATAGTAAATGTGCCACTTGCAATGTTAGGAACTCCAACTACTGATGAAGCTGAGTTAATAACATTTCCTGTCATTTCATAACTAGTTAAACTTCTACCTTCTGGTAATACTGTTGCTTTAAAAAATCCACTATCTTGGAAGTCAACATTTAAAGTTCTAATTTGATATCTTCCAGAAGTTATAGCTACAGCTCCAGTAGCACCTTGTTCTCTTACATATGGTTTAGAAAACTCATATAAAGATTCAAAAACACTTCCAAAAATACAAGACGTATGATTACCCTGTACTACAACTGTAGTTCCACTTTGACTGTCAATTGTTAAGTCAGCACCATTAGTTGCGTCTATAGCTAGTAATGTTTGGTTATGCTCATACGGAATTGTAAATGTAGTTTTATTTGTTGTGCTGTTATAACTACCAGTTAATATTGCTGTTTGCATATCAACATTAATTGGAAAGTTTAAAGAATTGAAATTAGGATTTCTTAAATCTATTTTTAATAATTTTAAATTTCTTTTTTCATTTGCTAATATGTAAATAAAACTATCGTAAGCTTCTGCTGAAATTATTTGCATATTATTAAATGTAAATTTGGACCAGGCTGATTGTACTTTTTTATCAGCATCCCAAAAATATTTATAAACAAACATTGTGTTTGCATTTGTAGCTGTAATATCTGAACTTGCTGTATAAGGTGCTGTGTTAGTAGCGTCTAAAGTATCGTGACATAATACAACCATTGTATCTTCAATGTTGTTTGAAACAATTTTGTATGCGTTGTTAGGAATTAATGTGTTAACTCCAATTGTAATATCTAAACCATCATTTGTTAATGTATCATCATCTGCAAAGTATTCTGTAATTGCAGTTTTATCATTTCTGTTTTGTGCAAAATAAACAAATTTACCTGCCGCTTTAGGTTCAACTTTAGTGTCATGTGAAAACGTACTTGTTTTAGAAAGTACGGCTGTAGTAGGTGTAATACTATCACCAGAAGATTCTAGTATGTATTGTGACTCTGCTGAGAATAATAAAAGTTGTTCGTTAAAATCTATAGAGTTATAAAGTTTGTTTACCGTAGTACCACTAGCTGCAATATCAATAGGGTCAGTATCTAATACATCTGTTCCTGTTGTTGCATAGAAATTATAATACTCACCGTTTTCTGTCATAATTAAATTTTGTCCAGAAATAATTCCAAATCTATTTTGAAAGAAAGTTAAGTTTTGTATCTTTTGTCCAACAAAACTTGGTGCAGGATTAGTTGTTTCATCACCTGCTACTCTGTTAGTGTAAGTTTGTTGTGCAAAAGTAAATGTACCGTTGTTGTTGTTAACTAATGCGTGTGGCATTGTAGAATTGTCTAAACCAAGTTTTACTCCTGGTCCTACAGTTTCTTTCCAAACACCGTTAGCTACAAAATTTACGTAATAATCTGAAAGTGTGTCACCTTCTTCACCAGTAATTTGAATAATCATTCCTGGTTTTGCGTAATAAGGTAAATCTGTAAAATCTTGTATAGCGTCTTTTACTGCATACATAGCTTGGTTACCAAAACCGTCTGTAGTTTCAATTCCAAAAGTCCCACTACTAGCTGTAAGATAAATAGTGTTACCGTATTGCGTAGAAGAAAACGTTCCTGTAATTCCAGAATAGTTTGCTAATCCTTCTGACGTACTTAGTGTTGCACCAGTGTCAGTTCTAATTGTTTTAAATCCAATTCCGTCTGCCGTACTAGACCAGTGTGAAGACGCAGTTCCATATAATAATATATGTGCAATCTTTTCTGTATCTCTAAATTTACCATCTGTTGAAGCGTCATTACCAGTAGGCATTTGAAATAATACTTCTATTGGGTATGACCAAGTTGAATGATTTAAAGTAACACTATACTGTCTACCGTATTGTGAACTTTTAACATAAACTAAAGCTTCTTGTACCTTTGCTGCTGTTGTAGAAGAATTTTCTGCTACAGTTTTTTGTGCGTTAGATACAAATGTATAGTCAGCAATGTTTGTAAATTTAAAATCTTCTAAAGGATTTGTTGAAGTTAGGTAAGAAGTACCATTGGGAGTAGTAACAGTTTTTTCATTACCTTCTAAATCAAAAACTTTAACACCTTGATTATAAAATAAAGCAACATATTGATTACTACTATCTCTATTAATCCACTGTACTGCGCAATTATTTGGTATTGCTTGGTTAGATATTAAGTTAGCAACAAACTGAGTTCCTGCTCTTTTAGATAATCCGTCTATAATGTTTGATTGAAAGTTTACTTGGTTCTCAGCTTGAGATACATTTCTTTGAACTGCATTCTGCTGACTAATACCATTAATAAGATTTGGAATTGACTGCGATATAACTGCCATTGTCTAACTCCTTGATGAACGTTTATTGCCACGATTAGTAATGTAATTCATATTGTATTCATCTTTAAGAATATTAGCGTCCATTGCTCTTGAGTCAGCTTGTTCAAACTGTACGTGGGCTTCTTGTTCATCTATGTTTGCTAGTTTAACTAATTCACTTGCACCAATATACCGAGCTGCAAAACGTCTTGACGCTTTAACTACAATATATCTTCTTGCATATTCTGGAAGATGTTCAAATTGTTGTACTAAAACTTTGTCTATTTGTGGGTTGTAAGTAAATACATCTGTATGATTTTTTAAGTCATATAAAAAACCGTTACGAATAGTGTATTGATATAAATATTGGTAAGGTCTAGACGCTTCTGCTTGTACACAATTAGAGTCTAGAGGAACTTTATTGTCTGAGTCCCTTGCTTGTGTAATTTCAAATTCTCTATTGAAAAACCATCCTTGTGATTGAACACTCATAGAAGTTTCATCTAAAATATTTACAGCGACAGCTACGTCTGTTCCTATATTTCCTGTTATAGAACTGACTGGGGCTTCCCCTATGAAACTTAGCATAGTATTAATTGCCTGCAGTTCCGTTGTCGGTGTAATTTGTGTTGTCATGATTTTCCTTTTTTAATAATTAAAGTAGGGGATTTAGTCTCCCTCGTCCCCTACTCCTATATAGTATAAATAAGCCTAATGAATATTAAGCGTCTTTAATTCCTACAGCACTTTCTGGTCTTAATACACCATGACCCATAGCGTATTTAGCAACCATTAGAGTACCTTGTCTTCTAATGTCGTATTCCATCTCAGTAGCTAAATCCATTAACTTAACAGTTCCAACTGCTGATGGGTGACAAACTAAACCTTCGTATGCAGTCAAGTTAACAGCTTGAGGTGTTGAACCACCTTGAGTAGCTGAACCTGCGTCTGCACCAGAAGTTACGTTTGAAGCAACAAAATGAGGAACAGCAATTAATCTGATACCTGCAATTTGTAACACCCTACCTGAAGCAACACCACCGTTAGCACCACCACTGAAGTCAACATTGACTGCGTTTGTAGCGTTTGCTAATTTGTAGTACATTTCAGGTTTTAAGAAACAAACTCTACCGTCTGCCGGTACATATTTGTCGTCTAATGTTTTCGCAGCATCAAACAATGAATCAATAAATCCATTTGCAGATGTTGCTGCTGTTGCAGAAGCGATATTAGTATTAGTTAATACTGTACCACCGTCTCCACCAGTAACAGAAGCCGAAGCTTGTGCAGCTTGACCGATTGTTTGTAGAACGTGTTTGTCTTTTTGGAATGCTAATGCTCTACCGATTTCAGTAGAATATGCACTTCTTACATCCCAATGATTCTTAGCTTCTTCAATGTTTGAAAGAAAAGCTGAAGAGATTAAAAGGTCATTAATTGTAATAACCTTTTCGTTGTGGTTCACATCAGAACCAAGTATTTCTGCACCAGGTGTGTGGTAAGCCGCAGTAGTTCTACCCATTACAGGGAACGTTGCAGATTTACCATTACTGATACTTCTTACTGAATCAGCGCCTTGTGTTTTACTCGCTCTGTCGAATGAAGTAATAACTTCACCGGCAAAAACTTTTAAAAACAATGCGTCTTCTGAACCAGAAGCGTTTACTCGTCCAATGGAAGCCGGAGTTGCGTTTGACATAATTGTCTCCTTTTTCTATTGTTATTGTTTAAAAAGCTTTCACAAATTTCAAGTATGTTTCACAAGATTGTCGTTCCTCAGAACGGTCAAGTTAATGGACTTTAACTTTGTGTTAGCAGTTGCTACCTAAATAGGTAACACAACTATGATTTAGCAGTTTTCGCAGCTTGTTTAAATTGTGCTGCTGTAGGTCTGCCTTTTGTACCTGCTTTACGCATAGTCTCACCTGAACCTGCTTTAATTCTAGCACGTTTTTTGTGGATGTTTGCATATAGTCCTGTCTTTGCCATGTTAATACCTCTTATTTTTTGGTTTTGGTTTCGGCTTTGGTTTTGGTTTTGGTTTGTACGCCATTATAACTCACTGTTCTTTAATTTAGCTTGTACGTCTGCTCTGTAAGCATTGTCTGAAGTATATCTTGCGTCAGACATTGCTGCTGTAACTTCAGCCCAAGAACGATAACCAGGTGCATTACTTGTACTTGGTCTGTTCCCAGTTTGTAAATTAGGTTCAACACCTTCAGCATTTTTAAATCTAGCATTCAATCCTGCGATTGCTAATTTAGTTGCTTCAATGTCTTTACCATTTACTGTTGAATTATAAGCATTTATTTCTGCTTCACTTAAATTGTCTGAAGCCCAAGACATCATATTGCTATAAGCGTCTGCGCCACCTACTTCTTGTTTAAGTGTATTAGAAGTTTGTTGAGCGATAGCTTCTTGACCTTTAATAAAAGCGTCTACGTAATCTCTAGGTATTCCTGCTTTTTCTAAAGCATCATAAGATTTATCAGCTAATTGCCCACCTTCATTATATTCTTGTTGAAGAGAAGCCATATCTAACCCTGCATTTTCTACAGCTTTTTCTGCTTTATCAATTGATAAGTCAGCGTCATCTTTTTTAGTCTCTTCTTTTTTAGGTTCTGAGTCTTTATTATTATTATTTTCAGACTGTCCTAATTTGTTTTCAAGTTCACCATAGGCTTTAGCCATGTCTTCAGCGTTCTTAAATTTTTCTGGTAACCACTCAGGTCTGCTTTCATTTTCAAAAGTTTTATCTTGAGTAGTATCTACTGGTTTTTCAGAAGTTGTTTCAGCTTCTTTTATTTCTACTTTTTCTACCATTGTTTATTATCCTTGAGGTTTTGTAACGTTGTCAGCAACTTTAGGTGCAACAGCTTGTGCTGTGTCCATCATTTGTTGTTGTTGCTGCATTTGCATTTGTTGTTCTTGTTCTGCTTGTAGTTGTTCAGGAGACTTAATTAAGTTCTCAGTTTCAATTCCATGCCCTGTTGCTAATCTTTCAATTAAATCACCTATGTTTAATAATTGAATTGCTTGAGGATTCATTTGTGCTAACTGTCCTATTTCACCTACAAACTCTCTTAGTTTCTGTAAGTCATTCCCTCTACCTAGTGCTTCAACACCAGTTATAATAGTTGGTCTTACAGAACCTTTTGGAAGTTTTGGTATTTCGTTTTTACTTCCCATTCTTGTCATAAGAAGAGCGACTAAAGGTAATTGTAATTCTTGTGATAATAAAGAATAAATTCCACCCATAGCAGTTTCAAGTTCATTAGCCATATATCTAATTTCTTGAGCCGTAACTCTTTCTGCTTGACGTTGAATTGCTGTGTTAAGTAGGAAAGCGTATGCTAGTCTTTCTTCAAGTCTACCAATTGATTTCTCTACTGTTTGTAAATCATAAAATTTCTCTGCTTGTAATACTGATACATCGTCTCTACTTCCAGAAATAATGTCACCGTTTCTAGATTTTGCAATGTCCATTTTCTTTGTAGTAGAATTAGGTTTTACTAAGAAAACCATTTTAGCTGACGCAGCGGCACTTTCTACAAGCGCTTGAGATAATCCCTCAAGGCTCTTCAAGTCACCGATAAATTCTTCAACGTAACTTCTTCCATAGCTTTCAGAATCTACACGTACCATTCTTAATGCTAACCATGGAAGTTGGTCTGCGTTGTGTTCACCAATAGATGAAGGTATTTTAATTCCTTTAACTTCTTGGCATACATAAAATTTCTTATCACTTAGTTTGTAAATATGTGTATACAAGTCACAATGAGTTTCAGCTTTTGCGTCTTCTTTACTCATTTGTTGTAATACTTGTTCTCTAACTTCTTCGTCTAATCCTAAAACAGATACAGTTTCTTTTACAACTATTTCTAATAAGTTTCCTTCACCGTCTCTTTTACATACATATTGATTAAGAGGAAATACTCTCATACTACCTTCTTTAGGCATATGACATAAAACATTTCCACCAACAATTAAATGTTTGATGGCTTCAAATATTGGAACTCTAATTGCAAGTGACTCAATCTTACCCATAACGTCACGTTCAATTTTTGCTAATGATTTTTCAATTAACGTTTTAAGTTCTGGTTGTTCTTGTACTTGCTCTTTAGCTTTGCCTTGTATCGCTAATCTAAAAAATGGTTGATTGGGGGGAAGTAATAATAGTAAGAGTTTACTAGCTAAGTTATTTACACCTCTACTTCCAACTGATTGGAAAGGGCTATAAAAATCTTGTGAAGGGGTATGTGAATTTTCAGGAATTAAAGTAGGTATCGTCAGTTCCGAACACTGTCGTCCACGATTTAAAAAGTGTTCTCTTTGTTCAGACAGAGAATTGTATCGACTTTCTGCCGTGTTATGTAAATTATCTGCCATTATAAATTACCTATATAATTGTTTGCGAACTACCAGGGATGTTTAAATCCGTTTGCATACCTATTGTTCCTTTTTTCGATTTCTTCTTCTTTGCTATTTCCATAGCGTCTTCAGAAGCTAGTTCGATAGTAGGTGCTAATTCATCGCCTGATGAAACGGCTTGTCTTACTGGCGTAATAGGCTCTTGTTGGGGTGAGTTTCCTCCTACACACATAGTTATTTCCTTCCTTTAATAAGTTGGTATTGTTAAATCAGTAGATTGTGATGTAATCACATCCGATGATTGTGATACACTACTTTTCTTTTCTGGTTTCTTCACCGGAGTTTTATCTATCTCTGGTGGACTGTCTTTTGGATTCATAATATTCCCATCGACATATTTAATATTAGGGTCAGGTCTTGTAACTACAGGTGCTTGTTTTGTTGATGAAAAACACATAGTTATCTCCTATCCTAATAAATTTTCTTCGTTACGTTTCTTTAATTCAATTAACCAATTGACTACACTTCGTTGTCCTGCCTTAAACCAAACAGTTCTTTCACTGTCTTTTAAGTCAGCACTTTTTTCTGGAAATACTTTGTCTAAAGTTTTAACAAGTTCTTCCACTGTGTAAGGTAATTGAATGTCGTCTAATGGGTTCATATCTTTTTCCTTCTAATATGGGTACTATTAGCCCCACAAATTTCCTGTCATACTTCCTTTTGTGTATTCAGTAGCACGATTTTCAAAGAAATTTGTATGTTCTACGCCATTTAAAACCCAATCAAGCCAAGGCAATGGGTTATCTTTGACAGCAAAATTAGGTTTTAATCCTAATTGTAATAGTCTTCTGTCAGCTATATGTCGTATGTATTGTTTAATTTGGTTTGGCTCAATACCTTCTACTCCACCTTGTTCAAAGGCTAAGTCGATAAATTTATCTTCTAATGATACCATGTCTCTTGCAACATCGTATAAAGTTTTCTTAAATTCATCATTCCAAATATGTTTGTTCTCATCTATTAAAGCATGAAATAATTTTATCATGTTATCAACGTGATGACTTTCATCTCTTATGGACCAGGTAACTATCTGACACATACCTTTCATTTTACCAAATCTTTGAAAGTTTAATAACATTACGAAAGAAGCAAAGAGCTGCAATCCTTCTCCGAATGCTGAAAACGTTGCAAGTTCTCTAGCCATACCTTCAACACCTTCACCTTTACTTCTAAAAAGATAATCATGTTTGTCTGACATAGCTTTATATTCTTGGAATGCTTTGTACTCTGTGTCTGGTAAACCAATTGTATCATTTAATAATGAATAAGAATGTGCATGATTAGCTTCGCTTGTTGCAATAGAAGATAACATCATTCTAATTTCTGGTGGTTTAAATTTAGGAATATAATTATCAAGGTACGCTTGAGCAATGTCGACATCACCTTGCGTAAAGAACTTTAATATTTGTGTTATTAAATTCTTTTCCTTAGTGCTTAATCTTTCATTCCAATCTCGTACATCTTCTGCTAGTGAAACTTCACTTGGTAACCAGTGCATTTTTTGTTGTTGGTCGTAAGCTTCGAAAGCCCACGGATATTGAAACGGTTTGTAATATTCCCTTGCTTTTAATAAACTCATCCTAGTAGTTCTATCCCTTCTATTAAAATAATTATTGCTAACTCTACAGCTAAAACCGTATGGTAAACTGTCCAGAGTACACTTTGTTTGTCTTTCTTTTTATGACACCCACAACATTTCTTTTTTGGTTTGTTGAAACTGTCAAATATACTGTTGTCTGTCATTTTCCTTGTCCTCTATTTTTCAATTGCTTTCTATTCCTTCCTTGTCTTTTCTTTTTATTCATCATACTTGTGCTTGGTCTTCCACCAATGCTAGTCTTTTTATATTTAGACCTAGTCTCATGTGCTACGTCATTTGATAATAAATTATTTTTCTTCTTTGCCATTAAGCTTCACAAGCTAGACACTCTTCTGCGTCTGGTCTAACTTTCCTTTCTATCTTAGTTGAAATTATCTCTGCTCTTTTAATTGCTTCTGAACGACAGTAATAAAGAGTCTTTAATTTTTTCTTCCATGCTGAAAGATGAAGCATATGTAAATCTTTAATGTTAACATCCGCAGGCACAAAAATGTTTAAGCTTTGAGACTGACAAATAAATTCTTGTCTGTCAGCAGCCAAGTCAACAATCCATCTTTGGTCTATTTCAATAGCTGTAGCAAATACATCTTTTTCCCAATCAGATAATTCTTTTAAATGTCTTACTGAACCTCTTTTAGATACAATACTTTTCCATGTATCTTCATTGTCTATATCTTTTTCTTTAAGTAGTTTTTCTAAGTATTTATTTTTCATTAAAAAAGTACCACTCATAGTTTTCTGACTATAAACATTTGCTCTTACTGGTTCGATGGAAGGACTAGTGCTACCACAAATAATACTGCTACTTGCGTTTGGTGCGATTGCCAATAAATGTGCATTACGTAAACCAGTACCTTCCATGTCTGGTGCTTCACCTCTTTCTTCAGCGAGTCTACGTGAAGTTTCTAGTGCTTGTTTTTTTATGTTTCTAAATATAGATAAGTTTTGTCCTTTAGCTAAAGCACTTGCGAAAGGTATGTTTTTACTTTGGAGATACGAATGGAAACCCATTGTCCCCAATCCAATACTACGTTCACGCATAGCAGAATACTTAGCACGGTGTAAACTATCACTAGCGTTATTAATAAAATACTCCAAGACATTATCGAGAAACCTAACCACGTCAGGTATGAAATTATTGTCTTCTTTCCATTCATCATATTTTTCTAAGTTAAGTGAAGACAAACAACACACGGCTGTTCGTTCTTCGTTTGTTGGTAATGTAATTTCACTGCATAAATTTGAGTGATGTACTTTTAATCCAATTTTCTTCTGAGACTCCGGCAAAGACTTTTGGACTGTGTCAATGAAACAGACGTAAGGTTCACCAGTCGCCACTCTAGTCTCAAGAATTTTTTGCCATAATTTTTTAGCAGAGACTTTTCTAACCACTCGTTTTGTATGTGGGTCAATAAGTTCCCAAGTATCATCGGCACTAGGGTCAGTAGTGCAATTGTCAATAACAGACATAAATTTATCAGTAACATTAATACCATGATGAAGGTTGAGACATTTACGATGAACGTCCCCACCACTAGGTTTACGCATTTCGATAAACTCTTCAATTTCTGGATGTGATATATCTTGATATGCTGCATAACTTCCTCTTCTTGTTTTACCTTGAGAGAACGCTAACATTTCTGAGTCAACAATGTGCATGAATGGAATTGAGCCAGTAGATATTGAGCCACCAGAAGTTGATGTTCCATCACTCCTTATGTGTCCCCAATGTCCACCGATTCCTCCACCCACTGTAGCTAACCAAGCGTTCTCTGTGTAGTGTTCTGTTAATCCAACTCGACTGTCTGGAACATAATTAAGAAAGCACGAAATAGGCATTCCTCTTTTAGTTCCTCCATTAGTCAAAATAGGAGTAGAAAACATAAACCATAGATTAGAAGCGTAAGAATATATTCTATCAGCCATAGCAGAATCATCTGAAAATATTTTAGATACTCTATAGAATGCTTCTTGAGGACTTTGTTCCTCCTCTGTTAAATATCTATCCTTTAATATTCTCAAACCTGCGTCTGATAATAATGAGTCCTTACTATAATCCATGTTGTTTCCTATTCCTTATTCTTGAGTTGTTTATTAATAATAAAATCTATGTACTGTTTAGCTTTCAATAAATCTTGAACACCGTTTTTCTTTTTGTGTCTCAATAAATATTTAATTACGTTGCCAGTACAAAAATCTAAATTGTTAGCAATTATAAAATCAATTGGTTCAATCTTATGTTGCGTGTAGTGAGGTGGTTCTTTAATTAAATCTGCCATCTAGTTACCTCACCAGTATTTTTGTTGTATTCACCGTGTCTTAAAATTCTAGCAACTTGAGCTTGTTGAAAAGCGTCATGTTCTAGTAAGCCTTCTTTGGCATATGCTTTGACAACTAGTTCCCACTGTTCTTTAAGTGGTAAATTTTTATCTTTAAGTATTTTTTGTGCTGTAACTTTTCCGATTTTTGGACAACCAGAAAATCCATCAACTGAATCACCAGTTAATGTTTGTATCATGTGCCAGTGGTCACAATCTCTTTTAGAAAGTTTTTGTATTGTTCTACCGTCTTGAGAAAGTTTACCTGGAATTTGTCTAAGGTCTTTATCAAGTGAACATACAATACGTTCTTCTTTCTTTTGTGGTTGTGTAGCTAGAATACCTAGAACATCATCTGCTTCTAAGTTTGGATAAATGATTGCGTCATACTCATCAATTAACCATTTTCTAATTGCCCCTAATATTAAAGGTTTACGTTTCTCTTTACGATTATCCTTGTAGCTAGGTAAGATGTCTTTTCTAAAGTTAACACCATCTGTTAGTGCAATTGTAATACTATCACCTTTAAGATTTTCTTTTAAATCTTCTATCTCGGATAGTGCGAGATATTTTCCGTGGTTCTCATCAGCGTGTAATGTCCATACTGTTGAGTCTTCCCACTTGATACTATGCTCTGCCATAGTTGAAGCTTTGTAAGCTATGATGTCCCCATCAATTAAAAGTCTTCTCTTCATGGATTATATCCTCCTGTGGATTGGTTAAGTTAAATTTTTTGATTGGAATAATTCTTTTAAAGGAATCAATATGCACTTACTTGCATGGTGGTCACCAATCATTTTGTAGTTATCTTTAAATTTGTCAGCTATCTTTTTTAATTTAGGTACTTCAAATATTAATTTGCAATAATCTTCTTTACCTATTGCTAATATATGTACCCAATAGTCTGCTTCAGTTTTAGATAAGCCACTAGGTTTGCCCCAACATTCAACTTCGATTGCGATGTTTCCTGTCTTAGCCCACCAGTCTCTTTCTGTCTTTACTTCTAGTTTGTTTTTGTCCTGGTCCAATAACGATACAACTTTCTTTTCTCGTTCTTGTCCATACTTTAGGTCTATGTCAAATTTACTATTCTTCATTAGTGTGTTTCACTCCAATTGTTTCCTATTTTATATTCGCCTGTTAATGGCACTCGTAATTGAAAGTGTTCACCAGTTCGTTTAATACATTCGACAGCCAACTCTCCTATTTCTTTTGCTTTGTCTTTATCACATTCAACTTGTATCTCATCATGTACCCATAATAATTGTTGAACGCCTAAAGTATTTTTAACAGCGTTGTCAAACTCAACTAACCATTGTTTACAAACGGCTGCGCCTGCGCCTTGCAACAAAGTGTTTAATGCACTGAAAGTATTTCTTACTTTGATTTGTCTTTTGTCTAGACCTACCAAGTAACCACGTTCAGCAGAAAGTTGTACTTGTTTGATAAGTTTATTTAAAGCAGGTAGTCTATCTAAGAAACGCTTCTTAACTTTCGCAGCTTCTTTGTTAGTCTTACCAGTTACCTCTGCAATTTTTCCTACACCTGCGCCATAAAGCCAAGCGTATAAAAATCTTTTACTTTGGTCTCTAGTTTCTAAACCTGCATTGTGTTGATTGGTAGTGTGTATATCACCGTTGACTACAATGTCAGCGTATGCACCACCATCAAATTTTGCAATGTAATGACCAAGCAATCTAAGCTCAAGTCCACTTACATCTATTCCAATTAACACTTTACCTTTTGGTACTGTAAAGAGTTCTCGAAATTCTTTTCCGTAAGGTACACTTACTGAAGGTACTTGCTGTAAGTTAGGTTTCATTGCTGTTGCCCTACCAGTTACAGCGTTGTTAGTATTAACAGTGCCGTGTAGTCTTCCTTTACGTTCTAATTTTAAATACGCTTGATTACCTTCTGCTAACATTCCTATTCTTTTTTCTAAAAGAAAATATTTTGCTAACAGTTTTGCTTCTGGATAATCTAAACTATTTAAAACTGTATCATCTACTTTTGGTTTACCATCTGGAGTAAAGTCTTTTGGTTTCCAATTATACTTGGTCTTTAATCTGTCAGCTATGTGCTGTCTGCTAGATGGATTAAATATAATAACTTTATCTTTTAATGGTTTACCAGTTTTTTCTGAAACTCTTTTAACCGTTATAGGTTTAAAAGTTTCTTCCATTTCTTTTTTAATTTTGTCTCTTTGTCCAGACAAGTCAGCATAAAGTTTGATTGCTTTTTCTTTATCAAACAAGACTCCATATCTTTCTTGTTTAGATATAAGAGTGGCTACATCGTGTTCGAGTTTTAAAGATTCTTCCGAATATTTTTTACCCAAAATTATTTGGTATAAATTATGTGTAACCTCTACGTCTTGTACACAATACTCTAACATTTCATTTGTAAACTCTTGCCAGTCTGTTTCAAACTCTTGCTTGTAATTCCCTAGTCTAACACCCCATGCTTTAAGGCTATGCTTGTTGACTAATTTTCTTGGGAAGTCTTTAGTATGTACACGCTTCATGTCAGACTCCATTAAGTCAGACCATATTAACCGTGTAGCAACTAACGTATCAAAAACTTTTGCTTTAGTTTTGAAGTTATATAATTTTTCTAACACAGGAATATCAAACTTAATAATATTATGTCCGATAATAAGTTCTGCATTCGTAAGCTTGTCTATGGCTTCATCCGTAGATAAAGTTAAGACTTGTTCCGTGTCTATATCTTTTAAGACTATGCAGTGTATTTTCGTACACTCTTCTAATAAGTTATCTGTTTCTATGTCAAAACAGTATTTACTCATGTTTTTATTTTCCTTATTTTAATTACATTGACTGTAGGCATTGTTGTTATGTTACCTACGTCTCCTAACGTGCCGTTATCTTCAAAGTTAACGTCACCTACAATTATATGTACATCCTTGTCGGCTCTAATAAGCCAACCTGCTGTAATACAAATTGTTACTTTACTATTTTTTGCTTCTTTTAAATTTAACCAGGCACTATTACTGTTAATATCTTTCCAGTAACAATGCACGAATGGTGCATTTAATATTTTTTTATGTATAGTTGGTAGTTTCATTAATGTACTGTTGCCATTTCTACAGTTACTCGACACGCAGCTTCCTCAAACATTGAAACTTCATTCAACATTAATTCACAAGCGAGTCTTACTGTTGTGTTGGGTACTTGAATAGTTGCCATCTTAGTAGGATTTCTTTTACAAAGTTCGATAGCGTCACTTACTTCTTTAGTAACGTTCCAACTTGTTTTAGTCCTAACACTAGAAATCCTTTTCATGTCCCTCCGTTATTTCTGTTAAACACGCTGTGTCATTGTCAAAATATAATGTTCCACATTTGCCAGTGTCACCAGTGTGTCTATTTTTTAATACACGTACTGTTGTGTAGTTTTTGTTCTCATCATCTTGTTGATTTTTTTCCAACGAAATAACTCCGTCACTCAATTGACTGATTGCAGCCGAGCCACGTAAACTATTTAATGATGTTTGTAATCCGTCTTCGTAACCTTTGTTACCCTCTGGTCTTCTTAAATGATTAACAACAAATAAACCTATGCCAGTAGACTCAA